TAGGCTTAGAATCGTTTGCTTTGTTTGTCTCCAATCCTTCTGAAACCTATCGAAATGACAGACAGAGCCATTTCGGTCGAGTCCGATAATCACAGTCCAATCCACCGCTTTAGCTAAGTCCACTCCGTACACTATCGCAGGTTCGGGAGATATGGGGAAAGTACATTGCTTGATGTATGAAGAACCGAATGGGTTAGATGAGTTCTCAGCAGGGTTCGCCATATACTCTTGCTCAAATACTACCTCAGGGAGTTGTGTGCGTGCATCATCTATCTCGCCCTTATCTATGTAAGGATTATCGTATGTGGTAAATCGGAAAGCTTCCCAATCGGGTTCGCCTCCCTTTAAGAATAGAGAGTAGAAGAAGTTCTTACCCTTCGGAGTCGATAGGAATATAGCTCGACCTTTGTAGTCGGTTAAGGTAGGTCGGATAGAGTTAAGCCACCCATCTTCGAGGTTAGGAATAAACGAAGCCTCATCCACTACAACGAGGTGAAACTTTCTACCACGAAGGTTATCGAGTCTCTCACCTGTAAAGAAATCCACCGAGCCACCGTTCGGGAACTTAATTGTGAGTTCTGATTTGTTGGATTGAAACGGAACTGCTTGAGTTAACCGCTCAAAGAATACTCTGGCTAATTGATAGGTAGGAGTGATGTACGCTACATTCTTTCCGAGTAGTGCGTTCGTTATGATCTCTATTTGGCTTAACTCTGACTTCCCGAATCTTCGCCCACACATTACAACACGAAACCTCGATTGTGAGTCGAGGATTTTCTGTTGGTTAGTATGTGGCTGAGGAAGTTCAAGCCTCATAGAATAGTTTTACCCTGTACGAATACTACCTCGATTCGAGAGTCTGTACTAACCTGCTGCGTTTCTTTTGGCTTTCCGTATACACGAGTCAAGAGAGTCTCAACCGAATACAGGCTACCTTTCTCCAGGCTTTTCTTCATTGCGTTGGCTATGGTCTTTTCTAATATCGTAGCCTTCGGGTTATCCCATACCTCCTTTAGTTCATCCAAGTCCATCTGAAGCATAGTCTGTATAGTATCGTTGATCTCGGATAGCTTGTATCCTTGTTCTCTAAGTAGCGTTACGTATTTCTTAGGTCTCCCGTTTGGATTCCTTACCTCTCCCTTCTTAGCCGGTATTAAGTTCTGTTCGTTTGCCATTTCTCTTTATTCCTTCTAATTTATTGAGCGGATAGGTCGGAATTGAACCGCCATCCCTGACTTGGAAAGTCAGTGCATTACCATTATGCTATATCCGCTTGTTTCTTTGGATAAGGCTTAGCTAACTTATTACACATAGATAGCAAATTCTTATCTAATGGATAAATGTATTTATATTTTCCGCTTCTTTTTCTCTTTGGCAATTTGATAAGAAAATCTCTACCATAATCATTCAATGTTCTATCGTGTCTCCATTTGCCATTAAAATAATAATCAATTCCTGAGCTTTCGCTTTCACCTACAAAATACCAATTTGTTGCTTGATAAATTGTACCATAATGATCTTGACCTTTATCAGCATAGCTTATCAGTAATTTTACTGATGGACAGGATTTTCTTAAAAGCCTTATTGCTATACTCATAGCTTTTGAAGTGCTTTCTTGCTTACCATTCAATGCCATTCTAACTAATTCTGCATATTGACCAAATTTTAATCCATAAGGTGTACCCATATTAGCTGATGCACCTCCACTAAAAATGATAACTCCACACCATTCATTTTTATCATTAAATACTGAATATCCTAATGGTTTAGCTCTTGTAGATGGTATAGCTTTAGAATAATGAAAGTTCATACAAGCATAAACTATTGCCTTATGTGATGCTTTCTCTAATCTCATATCTCTCCTGCTGAAACTGAAAAATAGGCTTTCGGATATTTTCTATCTATCAATTCTCTTATATCTATTTCAGCCTGTTGTAAATCTTCCACAGCTTGGAAAGTAATTTTCATAGTAGGAGGCTTATTCTTTTCTTCTCCTATTAACTCATCTTCTGAAGGTGGGATAGCAAAACCTGGTATATCTAATCCCCACTCTTGTAGCTTTTCTGTCTCCCAGTTATTCGCAAGGTCATTCCAATCCCACTCTCCGAATCCTACGTTATCCTTAATGATAAACTCCTTCTGCTGCTCTTCGGTTAGGTTACTTGCTTTGATAACAGGTACTTTATCGAGTCCTGCTTCCTTACAGGCTTTGAGTCGCATATTACCTCCGAGGACAACCATATCCTCATTAACTACGATAGGTCTTAATTCAAGCATCTCAGGAAACTCCTTAATGCTTTGCACGAGCTTCTTAAATTTATCATCCTTTATTATTCTCGGATTGTTCGGATTCGCTTTTACTTGATTGATAGGTAGCTTTATCATAGCCATTCTGTTTGATAGATAGTATAGTTGTTTTCTTCTTGGTATTTTCCTGTCTCTCTCGCCCATAGGTAATCGCACTTGCTTAGTCCCTCATCCTTCATCTTTCGGTAAGGAGTATCTTGACCTACATCGTGTCCGATGTGTTCTGCTCGGAGTCCGCTTAGGTAGTAGTTCAAATGTCCTGTCATTTGTAACCGATAGGAGTAATCTCTATCCTGCATACCATAAGGATCATAAGCCTCGTTGAAGTAACCGATTTTGTCGATGGCTTTCATCGGTATAAGAACATTACCGAAGGCTGCTTCTTGTATGTGTACTTGGAGTCCGTTTATAGTAGTAGGCTCTGAGATACTTTCAACTGTGTGAATTCCTATCATCCCTGAATTAGGAATAGTTATCATAGCTTGAACCATTCTCTCGAGCCAACTATTAGGCATAAGAATATCGTTAGCCATTGTAACTACCGCATCGTATGTTCTCGATTGAAAGATTCCGTGATTCAACGCTCGTGAGATTCCTTTCATATCGACTATGGTAAAGTCAAAAGGATAACCTGCGTTATTGAAGTTCACATCCTTTACCCTCTGAGTATAGTCGTGCCTATCGTAGTCTAAGAGTATGACATTTATGTTCATCGATTCCATCCTAAATCTTTTACAGGTACTCCTGCGTATTTATGAAAAGGATTTAATTCTGATTTCTTACCTACGAAAGCGGAAGCTCCTATCATACATCCTTCGGGTACTACTACCTTCTGATGGATAACTGCATTTAATCCTATGTTAGTATTCTGATGGATAATGCAATGCCCACCGATTTTAGCACCGCAGCTTATCGTAACTCCATTCTGAATAATCGCATCGTGTCCTACGTGAGAGTGTTTCATCAAGTAACAATTTTCTCCGATGGTTGTATTCTGATGCGTTCCTGAGTCAACAGTTACTAATCCTGTGAGCCTTGCTCCTTTCTTGATAATCACTTTACCTACGTTATCCTCTTTACCCTTCCACTCAGCAGGACTTCCGATAATACAATAAGCACCGACATAGACATTCTCTTCGATTACTACTCCATCGTAGATTACCGCAGTCGGATGTATGTAAGCTGATTCGTGTATCATCTTCCTTGACCTCTGTAATTTCTTTCTTTACGATTGTTTTTGTTTCGGCTCTTCTGAGCTTTGCCCCCCTTCCGTTTCCCGAAGGTTACTTTGTTTGTTGTTAACTTTGCCATATTGTCCTGATGCTAAAATTGCTTTCCATACTTCCATAGCCTTCTCTTTTGTATCGTACTGACATTCTCCTGTACCGATTTTCCACTTTCCGTTATGTTTACATTGAGTTACTGGCATATAGATTCAAATAATTGTCTAACGATGTTTACTTTGTGCAAATTGAAGTTCTCGTTACACCATTCGTAATTCGCTTCTCCGAGTTCTTTTCTATAAATAGCATCCTCGGTGATTTTTTTAATCGCAGGATACCACTCAGTCTGCTTGTCTATCTTGATAACGTGAGGTGCATCATCGTAAGGAGGTACGTTAGAAATGATAACAGGAATCTTCTTACACGCTGCCTCCAGGATTTTAAGGTTACTCTTCATTGAGTTGAACTTAGAAGGAACGAGCGGAACTATCGTAGCATCTGCGTTATTGTAGAAGTTCATATACTCGGTTACTTTCTTATTCCTTTCGATGTCTCCGAGCTTCAACCCACAAGTAAAATAGTGAATCATCTTATGCCATACCGCTTCTGAGTATCTGTTCGGGTTATCGAATCCACACAAACGGAAGTGAACCTTCGATTTAAGTACCGAGTCAGATGCTACTTTCTTTAGTGGGTTCTGTAATAGCTGAAGGTCTTTCTCGTGAGTTATTGAGCCTGCATATATGAAACGAAATTTGTCGCTATTTGTTACAACATCTGTAAACTGATCCTCTCCGTAGGGTAAAGCGTTTGGAACTATTGCTACGTTAGAGTTGATTAATCTTATCTCATTCCATAGCCTTTCGGTAGTAGTAGTAACCAAGTCAGCTATTTTGATATGGTCGATAACCGCCTGAGTAGGATAAACATCTTTGAGTATGTGCCATTGGTCTAAATGCCAATAGTCATCGATGTCGATTACTAACTTGAATCCGTAACGCTCCTTAAAATCTTCTAAGACTGAGATATGAATCGCAGGAATAAATCGATTAATGTAAACAATATCCCATCCTTCTTTGAGAGTTTCTTCGCTTAGAACGTCAGTTATCAAAGCATAAGCCTTTGGGAGAAAGTGAACAGGAAGCATTAAGCGATGGTATCCTACTCCTGAGTTCTGCTGAGTAATTACGAGTATTCTCATTTTTTAGGTCTCCCTCTCTTTTTAACTTCCGTTACAGGATTAATTGCCTTAATGTACTCTTCTTGACTTTCGCAGTATCTAATCAATCTCTCAAGCATATCAAACACACACGCTCCGCACCAATGGGTAAGAATAAACTGACCATCCAAATACTTCCGATAGAGTTGCTCATACTGACCAAGAACATCGAAAGGAATGTTCCGAGTGAATCCGAGTTTAACTGAATCGAAGTTTACTTTATGCTGAATAAGAAAATCTACCTCTGCCTTTGTCATTGGAATTTGTTATAGATGTTGATTAGGAAGTTCTTAAAGTACGGAGCGAATACACCTGAACCAAACATCGCAAGAGTTCCGTAAGTAACGAAGTCAGGTAATAGAAACAAAGCAAGACCTACCCAGGCGGTCAAACACAGAGGGCAAGTAAACGGCTTAAAGTTCCATCCCCACTTCTCGAACAAACGAGACTGAGTAATCGCATAGAACGTAAATAGATTCGCAGCAAGGATGATGCTAATCGTGTGCATAGTTTCTTATTTTGTACTTAAGTAGAGTCTTTACTTTCTTAATGGTTTTTAGAAGCGACCTATACGGAATCTTCGTATCTCTTGAAACCTGTAGGAGATTACCTGTCTCCGAGAATAGCCTGAAGATTTCCTTTTCGTACCAATGTAGTATTTCCATTGAAGCATTCAGCTTCTCGGTTATAGACTCATCGTAAGGCTCTACTGATCCTAAATCCCCTACTTCTTCATAAACCTTTCGGAATGTCCGAGCGAAGTTACTGCGGTCGCTCTTAGCCATATTCACGATGGTACGGACTACAAAATACTTCAAGTAGCCATCTTTGTACATCTTCAGTAACCTATCCTCATCCATCTCACACAACACAAGAAAAACCTCTTGCCTCAAATCATCCTGAAGCTCGTAGGGCTGCATCTTACCGATGGCTTCGTTAATGTCCTTCGATAAGTAGAGTTCCGTTATGATGTCCGTGCGGTTCACGATTCGAATGTAACCGATGTCGTTAAACAAAAATCATCCCTATCTTCTTCTTCTTCCTCTTCTTCTACTTATACTTCTTCTTATTCTTATGCTTATAGGGTATTGGATACCCTACTACATACCTATTAAATAGGTATTAAAATACTATTTACAAAAAAACTTTGAAACCTAAATGCTTGATTTTCAGTAAAATACGCTGATTTCGGCAACTTTCTTAAAAAATAGTTGCCCAAAAATTTGGAATTGTGTACAAGTCGACCTTATCTTTGATATATCAAAAACGCCGAAAGGCACTAAAAACTAAACCAAATGATAAACACTAACAACATCACTACAAAATCTTTCTCTGACATCTACGAATTAGACAGAGGCTACGTAGGTACTGAAAATTATTTAGGTGTTGCTTTCTTTTGGAATTTTGAATACCGCCATTATTTGAGAGATGCAAGTACCTCTAAACGCAAAAAAGTTCATAGCATTTTTCTTAAAGAAGGATTAGATGTTCGTAATAAATCTGACAGACATCTTGAAATAATTAAAAAAGTAACTAAATTAAATTAACCTTAAAAACTAAACCAATGAAAAAGCAAAAAGACCTACACCCAGGACTGTTCCTACTCATTCTCGCAGTAATCTTATTCCTAACTGATAAACTTGAGCAGCTATGAAAGAGATTCTAATCTACTCATTTCTTTTGCTTATCTTCGGATTCTACCTCAAGATGATGTACGAGATATTGACTATCCGACAAGAGGACAAAAGGGAATGGGAAAACTATTGGAACGAAGTATTTAATAACGCTAAAAACCAAAAACAATGACTATCAAAATTCCTGTCGCATCTACTGAAAGAGCAAAGCACATTCAGAATTACAATTTCGCTTTCATTAAAATCAATTCAGTTACTCAAAGACAAAGTGGAGATATGTATGATGTAGAGATTGAATATCCAGATAGTTTCGGTGCTGAGAAGTTAGCATCGGATTTGTTCGGGTGTGGTGTATCTTTTGGTCTTGATCTTCAATACTCAAGCTATGGAACAGAACCAGAGAGAGTGCGATAAGTTCAACGCTTGGATGCGATATATCCACCGAGATAAACTAATCAAGATAAAGGCTCAACCAAAAATAAACGAGCCTAAGAACTTCTCGGAATGGTTACTATACATTCATCAGCAAAGAAATAGACCATCTCGCTGAGGTCTTTAATCTGAGGCGAAACAGGAGTGGGGAGTTTTTTGAATGTTCTGGTTTGGTCTCCCCCTCCTTATTTTTCAAATATCAATCTACCTATATGTTAGCAAAAATTCAATCTTTAATCAAAGCACCGAAGGGACAGTTTAACTCATTCGGTAAGTACAAGTACAGAAGCTGCGAAGACATAGTCGAAGCAGTAAAGCCAGTTATCAATCCGCTTGGATTCTACCTCACGCTCACCGATGAGGTAGTCGTATTAGGCAACCGCTTTTATATCAAAGCCACCGCTAAGATATCTAACGGAACTGAGACTTACGAGTCTGTAGCCTACGCAAGAGAAGAAGAAGTTAAGAAAGGAATGGATGGATCACAGGTAACAGGAGCAGCATCTTCATACGCTCGTAAGTACGCTCTTAACGGACTCTTTGCCATCGATGATACTGCCGACTCTGACGCTACCAATAAGCACGAAGTACCTACCGATTCGGAGAAGCAGATACTACGTAACTTAGTATTTAGGACATCATTAACTGAAGAGCAGAGAGAATCAGCTTTCGAGTCAATCGAGAAGTGCGTTAACTACGAAACTTATCAGAAGATTCAATTCAGACTTGAAGATTTGCAGCTACCTTTAGACCAAGTAACCAATCCAACGCAAAAAGAAATCTCTAACCACATCAAAAAACTAAAATGAGAAAGCTAAACATCACAGTCAAACTATGGGATGAGCAAGAAGATGGAACAGAAGTCTGCACTCATTACGATTTATTAGTCGAAGTAGATTGGGAAGATTCTGAACCTGCAAGCCTTCACCACATACCGCATCAAGGATTTTTCCGATTAGATGTTCTGGATTGGAACGGAGTGGATAAAGATTCTGACCTCGCTAAACGAATTTTGAAAGAAGCTGACGAACTTGATTGGGATGAAATCCTATCAGAAGATGAAGATATTTACTGATTTTCTTAACCCCTAAAGCCTAAACTATGGCAAGCACCACTTATCGCAGCGTAGCTGCAAACATCTCAAAAGACGGAAACTCTTACCGAGTACGTCTGAAAGTAAAAGGAAAGCAGATTTCTAAAAACTTCGCCACGAAGAAAGCTGCTCTCGAATTCCGAGCGAAGTATCGCTAATCCGTACCCAGGGGGGTGAAAGTCCCCCCATTTTTTTTAACTATCAAATTAAATGTTATGGAATTGAACGTACTACATCAAATTGTCGGTAAACCATCTTTTTACATTAAGGATTTAATTTTAATACTTAGTAAATTAGATCAAGATGCAGAAGTAAATTTTGGAGTTTTATATGATAATAACAAAGAAGCTGAATTTAATCAAACAGAGAATCTAAATTTTTATCTTAATAAAAACTCTGACAACGATAATTATGAAGTTTATATTTTAACTAAAGCATAAAACAAAAAACAAATGGAAAAGAAAACAAAAATCTACTGCGGTAGCGGTAAAAAGAAGAATGACACTTGGTTACAAATCACTATCAATCCTGACAAGATTAAAGATTACATTCAAGAGTACAATGGATCAAAGTTCATTAAGCTAAACATCAACCTACTCGGTGAGCCAGATAAGTTTGGTAAAGATGTCCAGGTATCAGTTGACACTTACGAGCCGAAAGAAAAGAAATCCTTTACTCACGATAATACACCTCCAAACGATAATACATCTCTTCCTTTCTAATGTATCTAACTCAAGACATAATAGGAGCATCTTCTCGGATAGTCTATGGTCGCAAAGGCGATAAGGTAGAAGTAATCAGAAAAGAACTCGACTTATGTTTTGTAAAGAATCACGGAAACCGTTTCTTTGTACGCTATGAAAAACTCTCCGAAGAAAAAGTTAACCCCTCTCCCGAAGCTACTAAAGAAAGCACAGGAAAAGTTCAACGCTCACGTAAGGGAAAGAGATAAAGACTTCGGGTGTATTTCTTGCGGAGCAGAAGTTCAGCAGGCAGGACACTATCATTCACAAGGACAACATAGCGGACTAAGATTCGGTCTCCCTGATTCGTTAGCATACTATAATACGAATGGTCAATGTATCAGATGCAATATGTTCCTATCTGGTAATCTGATTAGATACCGCTTAGGACTTGTATCGAGATACGGAGAAGAGTTCGTAAAGGAATTAGAAGAATATGCTTTGGAGAATCCGTTAAAGAAATGGACACGAAGCGAACTTGAAGAAATAATAAACCACTATAAATGAATCAAGAACAAACTAAACAACTAATCGAACTCGTAGATAAATACTGTGAGTCTTATGGAATTACTCGCAAAGATTTATTCGTAACATCAGGAGGGAAGAAAAGAAAAGTAATCGGGCCAGTAAGCCTCTCAACTATGAGAATGGCTCTCGGACATTACATCTATCATAACTACCCTGTAACTTTAACTCAGATAGCAAGGCTTATCGGATAT